GAACGCCTTCCGTGGGTGTATCTAGCAATGGAAAGCTGGATATGTTTGTTACAAAACCAGAAATTGGTGGGGTGGCTGACAGCTCGTTAGTTCTTTTAGCGGGTACTAATGGAGGGGAGATCCTCGATCTAATAGATAGCTATCCCTTTATGGGAGATGTCTTGCATGAGCTTACTAGCTTTAGCAATAGTTCTCTAGTAGATAAGTTTGGCCTACAAGCTCACCAAAAGGTGGGATTGCTCGGAGGCACCATCAGCTTCATCCAAGAAGCTGGAGGAAAACTCAGATCTGTTGCCAACCCTTACAGGTGGTGGCAGGCTGCATTAGACCCTTTAGCCAACTCGATTCATGATATCCTAAGAGAAGTTCCTTGGGATTGTACTCATGATCAGGAGCAGGCCATTCCGGCTGTTCAGGCTTCGTTAACACGAGGGGAAGAATGGTTTAGCGTGGATATTAGTTCCGCAACAGATCATTTTCCACTTGATTATCAAGTGGCGATACTATCTCAAATCTACTCTCGTGATCCACAGGCTCTGTCGATGATCTCTCTTTTTCTTGAGCTCTCACGATTACCCTGGTGGTACAAGAGTAAAAACGGTAGTATCAAACAAATTTCATGGCGGAAAGGTCAGCCCATGGGACTGAGACCTTCTTTTGGCTCATTCGCATTAACGCATGGCTTAGTACTGCTTGCCCTGAATCAAGGTGAGTGGAACGAAGACTTCTATGTACTCGGGGATGATGTTATCATCCGGGGAGAGAAGCTTCACCGGCGCTATCGACACTTTCTCAAAAGACACGAAATACCTGTGTCTGAGGCAAAGACCCTTCGGGGACTTTACGCTGAATTCGCATCGAAAATTATCACACCGAGCCAAGTTATTCCAATATACAAATGGCGTAGAAGTACGCCGGAGAACTTCGTAGATTTGGCACGACTTTGGGGCCCACATTCCTATTCCCTCTTTACTCAAAGAGCAAGAAAGGTCTTAAACAAACTGTCTAAAATTCCACCGATTTATGGTGGACTAGGATGGGGAGATCCAAAAGATTTAAACTATTCCGTTCCCAAGTGGATAGGGAAAGAGATTGGACGAGGTGTTGACGTTTCTATGATAAGAAACTATGTAGCCCAAATTTACTCTTCGGATAGTGTTTCCGAGGTTGGAGTAGTACCGGCGTTGCATCCATTGGACGTGTCCGATAAAACCAACCAAGTTATAAACCTTATCGATAGTGTCATGGGAATCACAACTACTTCCGATTCTCTCGTACGGTCTTTGGCTAGCAACTTAGTCAAAGGAAATGATATATCTCTTCCTTCTTCTGAGCTAGCGGGTAAACCGCCAAGTTCTTTAGAACAATGGGAGTCTCGATTAGGACTCTAGCTTTACCGTTCAACACGGCGCTTTAAGTGTGGCCCTTA